GTTGTCGATGTTTGGGCTATGGTCATGTGACTGCAATCCTAACCTGACCACTGCGGTAGGCATCTTGCCGCTCCATCCCGTCGCCAAGGCGCTTAGCCAGAGCAAGCGCTTCGTTGTACTTGGTGTTGTACAAGGTGACCAAATCGGTTTCGCCCTTCATGTATGTGTACGCCTCGACCAAGCTGCCATACAACAGCACCGAATCGAAGTTGTCGCCCAGCCATGTCGTACCTGCTGTCGTGATCGACTCCGGGTAATAAAAGTAGTGCAGTTCAACAGAGTATTGCGCGTCGGGTGTTGGGCCAAGGATGAACGTCAACTCGTCTGAGTTGAAATACGAAGGACCAAACAAGGCGTAGTACTTGGGGATCGCCAAATCGGTTGGCTTTGGGTACGCTTGACGGATGAAATTCACGTCCTTGTTCAGCAAGTACTCGTACGCGCCGGTAGCGTCGATGACAGCCATTGAGTACACCGCCAAGAAGTCCGCTGGACATGCCAAGTACTTGTTTGCGATGGACGCTGTGCCCGTGACGTTGCGCCGCAAAGACGGGAACTGCACTGAGTTGTAAATACGCTGCTCGGCCTGCTCAATCAGACGGTTAATCTGTTGTGTGCTGGACACGGTGGAGCCGTCCGCCAGAGTTGTGGCTGGGAACTGATTCTCCGTGTACGACTCAATGGCCGCTACAAGCTGCGTATAGTTCATACTTTATGCCATCGGCCCGCGAGCGGTGATGCCCTTGGTAGCCGCGCCAGTGCCACGGATTTTTATGCCCGTGGTTTTGGCTGGCTGTTCACAGGCAAACTTGCTGATAGCACCAAGGCTCACGTTGTAGGTGTCCAACTTGCTATGGTTCGGCATCCTGCCCGGGTTGGTTTCCGCAACTACGGGTTTGCCCTTCATGGTGTGTGGCTCAGCATAGACGCTGGCATCACCAACTTCTTTGCCACCAATCTTTTTGCTGTATTTAGCCATGATTAGCCTTTCCGTCCAGACGACTTCTGGTTGGCTACTTTAGCCAGACCACGGCCCATCTTGAGCATGTCGGCGTTGGTCTTGCCACCCGCATGCAGTTTGGTCGGCGCTTTGCCGGGGTGCATATTTGCTTCGTGCTTCCGCACTGCTTTCTTTGCGTCCATATTTAACTCCTATGTGGTAACCGTAACTGTACCAATTTGCACACCCAAAGCCAAGAGATTTGGCGTCAGCGCATCATCAAAAAACCTAGAGCCACCCACGGGGTTCCAACCCCACTGAATATTCCTGCTGCCCTCACCCAAATAACCGCTTACTAAAAGCCCCGAAGCCACATAGCTACGGTCTGGGCGCGGGTTACGCAGGGCCTGCGGGTCGTCTACCGGATACATACCCAACTGAAGCTGCGGTTGATCGGGGTCCCAGCACTCAGGACATACAAGCAAATTGTACGTCTTAGTCTTGATAACTTCCTTCTTCAGCAGTTTTAACTTGAAGCGCTGCCCACAGCGGTCGCACTCGCTGATTGCGTTCTTACCACTGGCGAACCTATTGCCCATATCAGTTTATAAACATCTGGCGCGGCACGAATCGCACCGCAGCTTTTTCACGATCCTCGTCGGCGGCGTTCTGCCAAGCCTCGTCGTACTGGGCTTTGAGCATAGGCAGGCGCTCAAAACCTGAAGGAATCTTGCCCGCTAGGTAATACGACAAGCCCGCTGCCATGCAAGGCACGAACCGAAACGGGACGTCCATAACGTTGACACCGCCGCCAGCATCCTGAGTACGGCGCAGACGCCAGTAAGCCAGCGTGTAGGTCTGTGAGCCATCAGGCGTTGGCCAGACAGTGACGGCGGGCAACTGCTCCGAGTACACGGCTGCGCCAGTGGTATGCGCGGCTGCGGTGGTGTTGTTCTGAGCGCGGAAACAGTTGTCCAGTGTATTCCCTGAGATGTAACTGTAGTTGATGGTCTCGTTGTCAATTTTGATAAAACCAGAAGCAGGTAGGCCCACAGTCGAACTGAGGGTGATGGTCGTAGCCGTCGAGGTAATGGTGCCGTTCAGCGTCAGGCCGGTAGGCGAGCTCTGTGCGTTGTACCGCTGAATCCAAATCTGGATAGGTCGCGCCTGTTGGATTTTGTTCGGGATCGTGGCATAGGTTGATACGCTAATCCGAGTGATGGTCAAGTCCGCCTGTGTAGACGCAGCGTTACCACCAGTGCGAATGACGTGCTCAAGCAGGTCAATAGTGTCAGACGGCAACGCGTAAGTGTTCTGCCCTTGTACAAAGGTGATGGTGCCCGGCTCAATCGTCCACATGTTGATGCCACGGTTGGCCCAGTCGGCAAACATGATGTTTAGACTGCGACGAGCAGTTCGCAAGTCATAGCCGGTACGCAGTTCGCTACCGGCGCGTTCAAACGCCTCCTCGACCAGCTCAGTCAGGTCAAGGTTAAATGCGGAAGAGCCGGAAGTGTTTGCCATTATCTAAACCCTGCTGTTTTCTTTGCGATACGCTTGGGCTGCGCTACAAATTGTTTCCCGGCGGCTTTTCCTGCCCGCTTGGCTTTGGTCGTTGCAGCGTACTCAGCAGAACTAAGATTCTTGATTGCAGCCTCTGGCAAATATCGCTCACCAGTAACACTAGATTTTTTACCACTTTTTGTCTTCCATTTTTGGTCACCCCAGTCTTTGAGGGATTTCTGCGGTGCCTTCATATCAGTCTTTGTAGCCGCCGCCAGCGGCTTTGTAGCGTTTAGCCATCAGTTGGGCCTTACGGGCTGACCACTGACCTGCTCCGGTGCCTTGCACTGCGGCAGCTTTGATGCTGTTAAAAATGCGTTTGCGAAGACCGGGCTTGGTGTAGTTGCCCGCTTCATTGACTTTGCCGCCTTCAGCCATCTTGACAGCTTTGGCTTTGGGTATTTTCTTTGGGTTTATGGCCCCCATGCCACGGCTGGACATCATGATTACACCATTTTGCCACGAGTGTGGCCCTTAGAAATACAGCCATCAGCACGAGTGACGCCACCGGACTTAAAGCGTTTACCCATTTCAGTCTTGGTAGTCGGCGCTTTCTCCGCTGCTTTTTCAGCTTTGCGGTCAGCCATCGTCTGCTTCATCGCGTCCGTAGGTGGCGCATCAGTGCCGCCAGAACGAGCTTCTTCTCTGGCTTTCTTTGCCAGAGCTTCTGCGTCAATTGCTGCTTGTTTTGAATCAGACATGATTAGTACATCTTTCCGCGAGTCTTGCCTTTGGTGGCAATACCGTCAGCACGTTTAGAAGCCGAAGAGGTCATGCCGCCGGAAGCCATCTTCTTGACTTTGCCGCCGCGCTTGAATGTTCCTTCCTGCTCGTCAATAGTTTTCTTGCCGCTGGTGAGGTAATCATCAACGCTTAGACCGGCTCGTTTTGCGCCTGCGTTCTGACGCTCCACCATTGACTGGCCACCATCACCAACACCGCCGCGCTTACCAATACCACCGGGAGCGCGTGCTGGGGTTGGCCCCGCGCTAACGGCACCGCGCTTACCAGCGCCGCCGGGGGCACGAGCCGGAGTTGGCCCACCAATTACGGGCGCTTTTACACTTGAAGCAGTGCGAGCTGGCATACCAACCCGAGGGCTGCTGCTCATGTCAGCAGGGGTGTCAAACCCACCCTCGCCCGCTACGGTGATGTCGTCATCTTTCCGAACGCGAGAGCCAATGACTCTTTCAGAATCATCTCGATCTGGGGCGGGTGTCTCTTTAGTTTCAGACTTGCCCGCGTCTGGAGTTTTGCCCTCGCCTTTTTTGTTGGCCATATAGGCAAGACCAGCCAGTGCGGCTAAACCTGCTAAACGCCCTGCTTTTTTGCTTGCCATGATGACTCCTTAAATTAGCAGGCTCTGCCGCCGCTCTTCATCTTGATCATTGTGCCCTTGGTCTTGCCTTTGACAGCAATACCATCAGGCTTAGAGCTGGTTTTAACAGCGCCCATCTTGGTCATGCCGCCAGAGGCCATCTTCTTCATACCCATTTCGGCTTTCTCGTGTTTGATCATGGATTTGGGTGCACCAGCTTTTTTCATGAAGCCAATTTCCTTTTTAACCATCGCTTTGGATTCTTTCATATTGCCACCTTTTGAAAAAAGTTCTGTCTTACCTTGACGAGTTTTTGGCTCGTTTACCTTCTGAAGATCAGGTCTGGTTTTAGACCCACCAAACTTAACGCCTTTGCTTTTCTCGCTGAAATCCTTGGCTACAGACACAGGCACGCCCGCCTTCTTGGCAAACGCTGGGTTGTGTGCTGCGGCATCCATGAACCGCTTTTGCTTGTCACTTGTTGCTGGCATATTAAACCTTAACGATCCAGCCTTTGCCAAGCACAAAGCCGACAATCAACATACCAATCCAAATCAGCGCTTTTTCTACAACGGTCTTACCAACTTTTTTATAGAACTCGCCAGACATCTCTTCGATAGCCAGCTTCGCCGCTTTTCTGGCAATGGCTTCTTCGCGGTCTGTTAACGTAATTTCGGTCATTTCAGCACTTCCATCTTGCTAGTGAAGCAGCCTTACGGGTAGGCTTGCCTTTTTCATCCTTCATAGGCCCCGGCATACCAGACATACGAGCACAGAATGATTTCTTGCGTGCACCGCCTTGTGGCTGTGGCGCTTTGAGGTTT